CGCGGAAAGCGGAAAGGACAGCCTAGTGTCTCCTGAGGAGAAGACGGCGCACGAACGGGCGCTGGCTACGGCACGAACTAAGCGCTGGCAAGCCAAAAACCCTGAAAAAGTAAGAGAAGCCCAACGCCGCCGTAGGGCAAAAGACCCGGACAAAACTAGACGACAAGGGCTCGACGCCTACTATCGCCGGGGCGGAAAAGAGGTGTACAAGAAAATGAAGTCCACGCCAGAGGGCTGGCGCAAGTGGGCTCTTTCGTCGGCCAAGCAGCGCGCCAAGAAAGCCAATCTTCCATTCGACATCAGTCCGGCTGATATCAGCATACCAGACGCGTGCCCTGTTTTTGGTACGCCATTTTTGTTCGGGACCTGCACAAGAGACCCAAACACGCCGACACTGGATAGAGTAGACACGTCCAAGGGCTACGTGGTAGGAAACGTACAAGTCATATCTTGGCGCGCCAACATGTTGAAGGGTGCCAACACACGAGAAAGTCTGCAGCGACTGCTGAAATACGTGGAGAAATTCGAGTGTCCGTAATATTTGCCGAAAATTTTGACATTTATGGCTCCGCATCGGCCGGCGCCGCACGCATGCTTCAGGGCTTCTACCTGACGCTCGGACAGGGCGTGCTCGGCATCGCCGAAAGCGCCCCGTTTGTGCCGGCCTATGATCCGACGAAGAACTGGATGAACGTCGGTGGTCGCGGCGCGGGCTGGACCCGCGCTCTTCCGGGCGGAGCAATCAACGCCGTCGGCGTAGTCACACGCATCTACATGAACTTCATGCCCAGCGGCAACATTCATCCGACGCGGCTGATCATGCTGATGGACTCGTTTGCAAGCATCGTGGCGACACTCAGCGTCACGCCGTCCGGCAACCTACAGGTCTTCAACAACGTGGGCACCCTCTTGGTGCAGACGACGGTACCGCCCATCGTCAACAACACGGCGCACAAAATCCAAGCTCAGTTCACGATGGGAGCCGGCACCGGCGTCGTCGAAGTCCGTGTTGACAACGTCGCCGTCATCGGCGGCTCGTCGAGCGTCCCCGCAACGGCGCTCAACATGCCCGGCACTATCGGCATCGTTGGCCAGCGCGTTGGCGACAGTGCGTTCACTGACAGCGGCGGGTTCGGCACCGACTTCTTCGTGCCCTACAGCCTGACCGGGACGTACAACAACAACTTCCCTTCGATCTCGCGCGTGGCGACGCTGGTTCCGACTTCAGCACCAATCGACACGTTCACGCCGCGCCCGTATCGCAGGATCGGGGCCGGCGTCATGGTGAGCAACCATCCGGGTGCGCTCGACGGCGGCACGTCCACGGGCTACGATCTCGGCTCGGGCGACTACACGCTTGAGACTTGGATACGCTTCAGCCAACTTCCGAACACGACGCAGGCTTGCACGATCTTTGGTAAGTGGAGCGACGGCACCAACGCCCGCAGCTACCGGCTCGTCAAGTACGGTCCGGGCATCAACAACGGCCAGCTTCGGTTCGAAATCACGACAGCAGGCACGCTCGCCAGTCTTATCACGATCCAAGCCGCAAACTGGACGCCAGTCATCGGCCGCTGGTACAATCTCGCCATGTCCCGCACGGCTGGCCTCACGCGGATGTTCATCGACGGCATCCAGCAGGGCAACGCAGTCAGCGACAGCAACGTGTACTTTGCGGCTGGCGTCAACGCACGGTTTTCCGCCGGCGGCGAGTTCTTCGGTACCGGTATCGACCCAATCGTCGGACCGGTGTTCAACGGGCGCATGGATGAAATTCGTGTCACTGTCGGCGTCGGCAGGTACACCGCCAACTTCACGCCGCTGAACGTGATTTTCCCGCGCAACATCGGCGGCGACCCCAGCTTCGCCAGCGTGCAGCTTCTCGTTGGCTTTGACGATCTTGTCGTAGACGAAAGCACGACGTCGCCGAAGACAATTGCCGCGCGCGGCGGCGCCTTCCGCGAAGTGCCAATTGACGGCACCGCGTCGGTGCAGGTGTTCAACCAGATTGTTCCGTTCGACGACCGCTACATGGAAGCGCCGTTCGTAGCGGCGACCAACTTCTTGCGGATGACGGGCAACGCCAACAACGCCGAAACCGTTACGATTGGGTCGCGCACCTACACGTTCAACACCACGTTGGGCGGCGCCAACTCGATCTTGATCGGTGCGACGTTCTTTGACTCTCTGACCAACCTGACGGACGCCATCAACCTTGGTCCCGGCATCGGTACGCGCTATGGTACCGGCACGACGGTCAACACGCAGGTGACGGCGCAACTCGGTCCGACGTCGGTCGAGATGACCATCACTGCGATCACGGCCGGCACGGCGGGCAACTCCATCGCCACGACTGAAACGCTTGTCAACGGAAGCTGGACTAGCGGCGCCACCATGACCGGCGGCGTCAACATCCCGGCCGCAGCAGAATACACGCTGTCGCCGCTCCCACCACAAGCCACCGGTCTCCGGGCGCTGTTCATCATCGACCGCGCGTTCGTGGACGCCGACACCGCGTCGCAGCAGAAGTCGTTTGTGGTTGGCGCCAGCGTTGCAGCAGGAGCCAACAACTCCATGACCACCACGCCCACTTACAGGGGCGACGTCGTGGAGCAGGACCCGTCGACGTCGGCGGCGCTGACGCCTACTTCGGTGCTGAACGGACGGGTGCGACTGAACCGCACCGCCTAACAGGAGGCGTTTGTGCCAGCGCTAGTTACCAAGGCAGACTTTACCGGTGCTCTGTCGGTCGACAGCCGCGTGGGTTTGGGCTCGCGTTCGTCGTTTGTCGGCGCGATGGCGGCTATCGACTTGTCCATAGTCGCACCGTCGCTTAAGACGCCTCAGACTGTCGTGCTGGCGGTGATCTCGGACGCGCAGACGCCTGATTTGGTCGTGCGCACGTCGCAGTATCCTGTTTTGGCCGTCTATGGCGACGGCGCCCCGGCCGATCTCAGTCTGCGGGCGTGGGGCTACACCATGGACGGGCACAGAATGTACGTGCTCCACGTTGGCGAGGAAGGGACGTTTGTCTATGATTTCACCACAGGGCAGTGGTCCGAATGGATCACGAGCGGATACACCGCGAGCTGGAACGCCCATCTGGGTCTTAACTGGGGCTCCGAGGAGATCGTCGTCGCCGGGGACAGACAGAACCCCGAAGTCTGGATCGTGGACCCCGACACATTCGTAGACGAGGGGTTCAAACCCATCGTGCGCGAAGTAACGGCGATCCTGACGCACACTGGTAGTCCTTGGCGTGTTCTCGACGCAGTGCGTCTCTATGCGTCTGTCGGCGACCCGTCGGCGACCCCGGCGACCATAGAACTGTCGTACTCAGATGACTTTGGGGTCAGTTATGAGGTACCGGCTGATGGTCTGGTCACTATTGATCCGCTTGACGATTTCCAAGAGATTGAGTGGCTTTCGCTCGGCGCCTTCCGCGCGCCGGGACGCGTCATTCGTGTCAAGGACTCGGGCGGCGTTGCGCGCATCGACCGGGCTACGAAGGATGAGCGGTAATGGTCAAGCGCACCCTTCTCAACTCCCGTCGCGGCATTGACCCGTTCAGGTCCGACGTTCCCATCGTCAATCCGGACGGTACACCCACGCGTGAGTTCCTACGGAACATGCTCGGGCAGCGCTCGAACAACAGCGGGTCGGCCGAGACGGTCGACGAGGCTATCGAGCTGGCCAACCTGATCGCTGAAAACCCTCTCAACACGACCGCGCCGATCACCGGCGGCGGTTTGCTGGGCGAGACGCTGACGCCTATCGGTCTGGCTAACTCCGGAGTGACGCCGGGATCGTACACGAACACGAACCTGACTGTGGACGCCACTGGACGCATCACGGTAGCGGCCAACGGCTCCAGCTCGGGCGCCAACTCGCCGTTTTGGGCTGTTCAACCCACGCCTCCGACTATCGCGGGGACGGGCGTGACCATGATTGAGGACGGTCCCGGCGTCGGTACGCTGACCAACGTCTCAAGAGGCATGCGGCTGACCGCAAACGCCACCGTTCCAGCCAACGACAACATCGTTCTGGCAGACGCCGTTGCGCCGGGCTCGACGTTCACGTTCACGACCTTGCTTGTGCCGCTCCAGCCTCTAAACCTGTTCTCGTCCTACGGGGTTTACTTCCGCGACAATGCAACGGGCAGGATTAACTTCTTGGCGCTCGGCGTCGAAACCGCCACCAACACAACACCTTCGTTCAAGCGGATGAGGTTCAACAACATCAACTCGTTCGACTCTACGTTCAACACCGGCAACCACAGCTACGGCGGCCCGATTTGGCTCCGGCTGGTTGTGGACTCCACCAACGCGCGTTTGGACTTTAGCTATGACGGCGAGTTCTTCACCGCCGGCTTTCAGGAGTCGAAGACCGCGTGGTGCGCGAACATAACTCATTTTGGGGTGTTCACCGACAATTGTCCTGTCACAGGTCTTACCGGTACCGGGTTCGTCACTGGTCAACTCATTATGGCGTGGACCTTGTAAAGCACCTTGACCCGCGCCCGCGCGCGCGTTAACAGGTGGGTTCAACCCTGAGAAAAGAGAGGCGCCTCATGTTCGACTTCCTTCCCAAGCTCCCCGACCTGAACGCCCTGAAAGGCTATCGTACCCTGATCGTCAACGCGGTCGCTGTCGTCGTGGGCCTGCTCGTCGCGTTCGGCGTGCTCTCCCCGGCTGACGCTGCCGGCTTCTCGCCCGACGCCGTCGGCGCGAAGTTCGACGCCATCGTCGCCGCCATCATGACCCTTCTGGGCGCGGTGAACATGCTCCTGCGACTCATCACCAACACAAAGGCCGGTCGCCAGCCGACCGAATAACGACATGCCTATTTTTGGCGGCCTACTCTCTCTTGGCGCTCCGCTGATCGGCGGGCTGATCAAATCGCGCGGCGCCAAGAAGGCCGGCAAGGCGGCTGCGGCTGCGGCGGAACAAGGTCAGCGTAACGTAATTGAAAACACCGGGCTGCGCGCCGCCTCGACTGGCGGCGCGCAGGCTCGCCAGCAGGCGCTCGATCTGCTCGGCGTGCGGCGCGAAGGCGCGGCTCCGGGTGATCTGACGGCCAGCCAACAGGCTTTCCAAGACTTCCAGTCCAGCACCGGCTACGGGGCGCAGCGCGACGCAGGCAACGACGCGATCAATGCGAATGCGGCCGCGCGCGGCATGCTCAACTCCGGAGCCACGCTCAAAGCCACTCAGCGCTTCGGCGCGGGTCTGGGCCAACAGTATTTCACGAACTACATCAACCAGCTCATGGGCGCGGCGGATCGCGGCGCAGCGGCGGACGCAACGCTGGCCGGCGTTTACACAGGCACGGCCGACCGCGTTGGCTCGGCGCGCGCGGGCGGCATTCAGGGCTCCACTGACGCTATTGGCAGCGCCATTGGCGACGCTGCTCAGAACGTCGCGGGCATGTACGGGCTTGGCATGTTCGGCAGGAAGCCGCGTGCTGAGCAGCCGTTGCAGGACCCGTTTGTTTCGCCGGTACCACAAGGACGAACTCCAATTCTGACGCCGCCGCCGGTCGACTACAAAGCCGCGCTCGGCACTCTTCCGCAGCCCAGACTTCGACCAAGCACTAACTTCTTGGGAGGCTAATCGTGGCCGAATTTAACATCATCAACTCCCTGCTCGCGGGCCGGCAGGATCGGCGCGCTCAAGATGAGTTCGAGTACGCCCAGCGTCGCGCGGCTATCGACGATGCGGACAAGGACGAGACTGTACAGCAGGAATTGGCGGCTCGACGGGCAAGAATTGACCGGTTCGGCGAAGAGGCCGCCAACGTGGCGGACTTCAGCAACATGCGCGCCAGCGAGCGTGAGGAGGCTCTGCAGCCCGGCCGGCTGGAGACGCAGGACCTCACCAATCGCGGCATGCGCACCACGCTCGACAACAACGCACAGGATCGCGAGCGCTCGAATATGTCCCGCGCCCTTGGTATGCTCGCCCAGTCCGGCGCCACGGATGCGGCGTCCGCCAGGGCGTGGGTGCAGCGCTCCAGCGACGGCCTCGCCCGCGCATTCGGCGATCCTGACGCCGCCACTGACATCATGCAGCTAATTGACCTCGTCGGTCAGAACGAGGGCGACTTCGCTCAGAACATCCACGCTGTCCGCGTCGGCTTGGGAAGCCCCGAGACGGTTTCGCAGTACCTTGAAGGCTACGACGCCGACGGCAACCTCATCACCATGGGTATCGGCTCCGAAGCTGCGCCCGGCGAAGTGCAGGGCGTCGCTCCCGTTGGTCTCTCGCGTAAGCAGGCTGAGGAAGACCGCGCGCTGGAGCAGAAGCTCCTCCGCGCCCAAATCAACGCGACAAACGCGTCAGCCGCCGCTTCGCGTGCGTCGGCGGCCAAGAAGGCCGGAGACGACGAAAACGATCCCTACAAGATCGCCGGGTTCATCAGCCTGTACGACAAGGCGCTCGCCGACTTGGAGGAGGCAAAGAACATCGGCGCCGTCCCGACGGCGACCAGCAACCCGCTCGACAACCTCGTGGGCCAAGGCGCCACGATTGCCGGCCGCGTGTCGGGCACCGCGCGCGGCGCGGCCGCAGAGCGCGTCGAAGCGAACGCCCGCGCCATCTTCAGCGCGATTTCGCAAGCGGGTACCGGCCAGACGCGCCTGTTCGACACCCCGGCGGAAATGAACGCCATGCTCTCGACCCTCGGCAACAAGGGCACCTACGAGACGCGGCGCGACGCGCTGATCACCGCGCGGAACCAAGCCATTGCTCGGAACGCCGCGCTGGTGCGCGCGGGTAAGGTTCCGGGCGTCTCGCCGGAAGGCCAGAGCACAGCCACGCAAACCCGAACCATCACCTACGTGCGCGACGCTAACGGGAACCTTGTGAGGGCACAGTAGTGGCCAAGGTTCAGCTTCCCGACAACGTGATACTCGACGTTCCTGACGACGCGACGGACGACGAGATCAACGCGCTCGTGTCCCAGATCACGGGCGAGAAAGTCGTCGGCGTCGCACCGCAGCAGCAACAGGCTCCGCGTCAGCCCAAGCAGGGTTTCTTTGACAAGCTCGGGCGAGGTGCTGCACGCCTGCCACAGCTCCTAACTAGCGAAGATGCTCGAAGCACTTTTGCTACCGGGGCTGTGCGCGGCGTGCAGTCGCTCGGCTCGGGCGTCGCTGACCTCGTGCCCGGCGCCAAAGAGACGGCAGTCGCCGGCATCGGGACAGCGCTCGGAATGGGCAGCTTCAAAGACAACTTCGCCAAGGCGCAGGCTGACAGCAAGCAGCTCCGCGAGGAGCAGGGCCTCGCCAACTTCACGGGCGAGATCATCGGCCTCGGTCTCGGCGGCAGGGCTATCGGCAAGGCCGTGGACACTGGCAGCAAGGCGCTTCGCGCTGGTAAGGGCGCCAAGCTTGGCGTGGCCGGCGAAGCCTTTACCGTCACGGCGGCTCAGTCGCTCGGTAAGAACGTCGAGCGCGGCGAGGAGCTGGACGCGGCTGAAGCGGCCACCAGCGGGGTCATCGCGGCCGCCGGCGGCAAGCTGCTGGAGATCGGGCTGAACCGCGCGGCCAAGCCAATCCTTGAGTACATCGTTCCCCGCCTCGAACGCGTGCGCGCCGCGAAGGGAGCCAAGGCGACGGCCGAGTTCAAGATACCGGAGCAGGAGATCGCCGCGCTCGCGTCGCAGATCGACGAGCCCGTCGACGTCGTGCGCGCCGAAATTCAGCGGTACCAGCGGGCATTCGGCGAGTCCCCGGACCTGCTGGCTGTACTCGGTCGCAAGTCGGTCGAGAACATCGAACAGCTCGCCGGCGCCCGGCCAAACCTCGCCCGCGCGCTTCAGGCCGCCGAGGAGCAGGGTCTGCAGGCGCTCCCGGAGCAGGTCGCGCGCGGCGTATCGCGAACCGGACCGACTTCTTCGCGCGCGGCCGCGCTGTCCGACGTGGACGCCAGCGCCACACGAGCGACTGGCGACGTCGAAGAGCAGCTTGCTCGCCGGCAGGCTGAAACCACGCAGCTCGTGCGTGATGAGGGTCGGGCCATCACTCGCGCCGAGAAGGCACAGAAGGCCGCGCTCGAAAGCGACATCACCCGCGAAGGGCAGCAGATGTCTGACACCGTCCGTAGGACGGCCGCCAACATCGCCTCGGACGCCCGCGTCGAAGACGAGCTGTCGAAGTACGTCTCTAACGTCATGCGCGGCGCCAACGGCATCGCCAAGCAGCCGGTGCGGCTTAGCTCGGACTGGCTGGCCCAAAACTTCCCGGAGAACCCGTCGGCCATCGGCGCGGTGTTGCGGAAGAGGATCGACACGCTCCCCGCTGGGCAGGAGCGCGAGGCTCTTGTCGACGCCATGGACGCGCTTGGCGTGGGCAACGAGATCGTGTTGCCGGTGGAAGTTGCTGACAACCTCCGACGTTTCCTCTCAAAGCCCGTCGACGTCGCCGGCACCACAATCGAGTTGCAGAACGTCGCCAAGAGCCTGCGTGACGAGATCGGCAACCAGTACCCGGTCTATCAAGACGCGGTCATCGACGCGTTCCGGGCCACTCAGCGTGGCTTGGAGGCCCGTGCGCTCGGCGGGAAGACGACTGGCGCGGGCTCGGCGAGCGCGGCCGATGAGCTGGCCCTGTCGGCTGAGAACGCCCGCGCCGGCATCGACCTGCAGGCGATCCGTCAGGGAGCCCGCGAAGGAGCGCTTTCTGCCATTCTCGGTACGTCAAAGAACGCCGAAGCTGCGCTCAGAACTGCCGCGAACATGGTCGACAACGCAGAAGAACTCACTGCCGCCGGCGTCGGCGACCTTGTGGAGATGTCTCGCAAGGTGCTTGCCAACGTCCAGAAAATCCGCGACGAGATCGCCGACGTGGCTGAGGCAGCTCAGTTGTCCCGCGAAGCTGCGTCTGATTCTCTCGCGCCGCGCCTTGAGAAGCTGCGCCGTACCGCGAAGGCTCAGATCGACGCGCTGAACGCGCGCTTTGCCAAGGACCGCGACGCGATACGCGCGGCTGACAACATTTTGAACACACGCGGCAGCGAGTTCAACGCGGCTGTCTCCGGCTCCGGACGGAGCGACTTGGGCAGGGTCGCTCTGGGCGGCATCGCCGACGACGCGGCTCAGGGCTCCGGCGAGGCAATCGGTGTCGCCCGCCAGCTCCGGGAGGCGTCTACGGGTAGGAAGGTCGCTCAGGTCACGGACAAAGAAACGGCCGATAGGCTCGCGGATATTGGCGCACTTACAGAGCGTCAGGTCGCCAACCGGTCCATCGCGGCCGCTCGGGTGAAGAAGGAAAACGTCATCTCCTCCGAGGTGGGCATCGCGATGGAAGTCGCGGCGTCGGCGTTCGGCCGCGCGGGTCCGGGCTACCAGACGGCGATTCTGAAGCGCTTCATCGAGCTGACGCGGAACTACGGCATCTCCGACAAAGCCGGGAAGGCTATGGTAGACGCGCTGGTGCGGCGCGATGGTGCGTACCTCGAAAACGTCATCAATCGGCTTGGCAAAACCAAAGAAATCCGTAAGCAGATCGCAAGCGCCCTCAACCGAGCTGCAACCGGCGCCGCAGCCGCAACCGTAGGTGAAGCCTCCCGTGACCCCGACGAATAACGCTTTTCTGGATGTCACAGGCAACACAGCTCTCTACGGCGGTGCGGCCGCCACCGTGGGCTCAGTCGGCTTTGGTTTGTCGGAGGCTGCTACAGTGACTGCCATGCTCGTAGCCGTCGCTGGCTTTGCGCTGAACGTCTGGGTGACCTACGTGCGCGAAAAGCGCGAGCGGGACCTGCACAAGCTAAAACTTGAGCAGGTCCAAGCAGAGATCGCCGATCTCAACGAAGTCAAAGAGCCCTAATGCCCGTCCGGACGCGAACCAGAAAACGCAAGGTTTCGCGTATGTTCCGCACGCGCGTCGACGGTGATGACTGCATCTATTGCGGTAATCCACGAACGTGCTGGGACCACTTCCCGCCGCACAGCTACACTCTGACCGGTTATCTTCTTCCGGCGTGTCTTGAGTGCAACAAGTTTGCGTCTAACCACCACCCGACAAAGTTCGAAGCGCGCCGAGAACTGGTCAAGCGGCGCATCAGGGAAGAATACAGAGCCGTTCTCGAAACGCCTTATTGGTCGCCGGAAGAGCTGGAGCCACTAGGAGACTCGTTGCGTCTTGCGACCAAAGCATGGTCGGCGCTGCGTCGCGAAGTTGAAGCTCGCCTAGCCTATTACTCGGACATCGAATTCGCTGAACACGAAAGCGACGACTAGGCTCACTGAAGGCCATACAACCTTTTGATCCCTCCCGAGGAGGGCGGAACAGCGTGGCTGTAGAACGTCAGGCTGTCCAACCACGCCCTTTTCACCTCTGACGGGTGTTTCGGGGCTATCTCTATCCCCAACGGCTGAAGGTTGTCCGGGAGGTTCCATGCGTGCCGCGCGTTCGGCAGCAGCAGGCTCCGCTCATCCAACAGAATGCGCATGTCGTAGTGCTTGGTGATCGGGTCTTCCCTCAGCGGCACGGGAATGCCGTCGAAGTCGAGTACGGCCCGGATGTGGGCGTCGAGCCTTTTCTCGTACTCCACAAACTCGGGGAACTTCTGCTTGAGCGGGCTCGGCATGTCGCCGACGTAGGCTTCTGCGGCGTCGTGCAGGAGCCCGTCGAGCGACAGGAACGGGTCTTGGTGGTCCCGCCACAGCGCCCACGCGATGTGGAGGCTGTGTTGGGCCACCGAGTAGTGGAATCGCGTGGCGCCGCCGTAGCGGCAGACATGCGACAGGTGATGTGCGATGTCTTCGACGTGGATTTCCGTCGGGTTGTCGTACTCGAACGCCGCGCCGGTCCAAGTCAGAACCCACGGCTCAGCCGGCGAAGTGGTCAAAAGAAAATCCCCTCGATCTTGCACTTCCACCCGGCGATGTTGACGCCGTCGTTTTCGATGCGCCGATCTGCAAGGATACCGCCGTACTCGGAGCCGTGCTGGGCTGTGTCGCCCATGAGCTTCAGGTGCGCCGGCCGGGTGATCTCCACCACGTGGCCGCCGAGCCGCTTGATCGCGTCGGCCTCGTTCTGAAACCGAACGTCCGCCACCACGACGCGGCCGCCTGCGTCCAGCTCTTTCTTGGCCATGACGAACCATGTGTTGACCCACAACTCGTTGTGGATGCTGTTCCGGCCCCACTCCGTGCCCAGCGTCTGCATGGCGTGTCGAGCGCTCTTGCCCATGAGGTAAGGCGTCAGCACTTCCTTCTTGTTGCCGTGCAGGTAGGCGTCAGGGTCCGGGCAGCCGCGTGCGACCAGTATAACCCGGAGCATGTCCTTCAACGGTCTGGCAAAAGGCAGCTCCTCGTATTCGTGCATGACAAACACGGACGCTGCTGTAGACTTGCCGCAGCCGGCGGCGCCGGTAAAGCCAACCAGTTTGTAATGCATGTTAGTCCTCCTCTTTCTTACCACGTGGTCTTTCGTCGTTGACCTGAATAGCGTCGATGAACATCTTGAGCTGCTTCAGCGGCCCGTCAGCAAGGTCGCCATAGCGGTTGGCCGATAGGTGCGAGGGAAGATCATCAACCCCCGACGCGTTGCCCCACGTCCACGCATACCGCCCGTCGACCAGCCAGTAGAGCGTCAGTGGGTAGACTTTATCCTTGTCGAGCTGATATTTGCAGCTCGTGACGCTGTATGGGGCCACTTCGTGGTGCGGAGCTATTCTGCTCATCGGAGCCAACGTCGCCTTGCGGTGTATCGTGGCGCCGTTACCGATCCTTACATGCGCGCCAATCTCGACGTCGTAACCGATTTTTGCATGCGGAAATTCTTTCGTCGGCCCCGGCGGCTGGGTCACGATGTTCGGCTTAACCGGGCGGTCGTGGCGCCGGCCGTATTTCATGTAGATGATCTTCTCTTCCCCGTCTGACAAATCCATATCAGAGTCTCCATTTCCCCGCGCGCCACGTCACAAGCTGGCGCTTTCCGTTGTTGTGCAAGATGCAGTCCGTGTGCGACCACGCGCTCGGCGCGCTGCGGTTGTACGCCATGTCGAGTGTAGCCGCGACACCCACCTGATAGCAGCCACCGTAAATACCAGCACGATGAGAGTGTCCAACAACGGTCTTCCTCCCAAGTTTGGCCAGCGACGCGGCCGATCCGCGCGCGCCGTTTGGTCCAAGGTCGCCATGCAAGGACAGTTCCACGTCGTGCATCTCCAGCGACTGGCCGGGCTTCATGAACGTGGCTTTGAACACCGGGTCATGCCAAGGGCTCACCGCCCACTCGAACGGGTCAAACTCTTGGCCCTCTTCGATTGCTTTGATCCACGCGCTCTGAATGTCGAGATAGAACCGTGCGTTGACCGGGTCGTTGCGCCAGTCGACTTCCTTGAGCCAGCGGTGCAGGTGCCGGTCGTGGTTCGAATGTATCACGTACACGTGCGACCAGCCGCATGCTCGCTCCAGCAGACGCCTGACGTTGTGCAGCTCCGTCTGGACGCACTCGCGCTTGGTTTTGTGAAGTCGAAACATCTCGTGAGGGTCTTTGCGGGCGTGGTGCGACCTGCTCTCGAAGTCCAGCAGGTCGTGCAGTATCTGAGCCTTCGGCCGCATCGTCTCGATCAGGCCGTCTTGGCCCCATATCTGCTCCTCCCGCTCGTGCTGGAGTTGCGCGACGTGTACGTCTCCCAGAATGATGGCGGCACAATCGGTCACCAGCGGCCAGCCGTTCTGCTCGGGCAGCCACTTCATGTCGCCGTCATAGACGCAGCCGTATTTGTCGACGATCAAATGTCGCGCCCACCAGTCGCCGTTGTGGTCCACCTCCACCAGCAGGCCGCCGTAGACGTGGTCGAACTCAGCTTTCAGGCCGGCTTTCCGCTGGATGTAGTTGCTCTGAGTGACCGTGCCCGTCGTGTACTGCAGTTTCGCCGGTACCGCACCAACCGTCGCGATGGACCGGAGGGCGACCTTCACATGCGGGAACACGCCCGACTTCTGGCCGCCGTAGGCGTCGAAGCCGCTCAGTGGGTCCACGGCTGTGGGGGTGATGTTCATGTTGCCGTGCCAGATCAGGTCCGGCGCCAGCAGGATCGGCTTGTCCTGCACGAACTCCTCGATCCTCGGATCGTACCAGTCGCGCTCGCTCTCGGTCTCGGTGCCACGCTTGGCTGATCCCTCCAGCCTGTGGACGTAGGAGAACGTCGAGATCATGATCTCGGCGTTGTAGAATTTCGCGACTTCCTTCAGCGCGTCCCACGTAAGCTCGTGCAGCTTCGTGCCGGACTGGGCGCACGTCAGGATGTAGCGCTTGCCGTTGCCCGAAGCCGACGGCAGCTCCTTGACTTCAGGCTCCGGAGCGTCCGCGCGGCCGCCGGGCGTCCAGTCGCTTCGAAGCGTAGCTTGCGAGATGCGGTGGTTAAGCGCGCCGATACTCATACCTAGCGAACGCGCCGCGCCGGCCTTCGAGCCTTGTGTGACAATCGCTTCGACTGTTTCTTCCAGCTCGTCAGCGGTCAATTGCGAAACGCGTGTGGGCTGCTTGGGGCGTGGCATCTCCCAGTCGGGCCAGAGAAAACTGATGCGCTGTAGGCGCTCGCGGAGAGATCGTCCGCTGATCTTCAGCTCTTCGCACACGACAAGTCGGTTGCCGCCGTGCTTCTCCATCAGACGCTTGACCTCCTCAAGGTCAGCGTCCGTGATCGTGGTATTCCGACGCATGCGTCTCTCCTGCTGTGGTCTTAGAAGTCGCCCACGGACTGGGCGGGCGAGGGTGGCGAAGGCGGAGTAGGCTCCGGCCCCAACGCTTCTTCGCACACCTTGACGCCGGGTAGGCACATCTCTGTCGGGAAGCCTTTGGGCTGCGTTTCGGGAAACATGCACCAAACGCGGGCGTTGTGCTCGATCATCTGGCAGGCCGTGCCGTAGGTAAGACTGTCGTACTGCGACAGTCGGATCGGCGGAAACAGGCGCCGCACTGCGTCTTTCGTCAGATATTCGTCAGACGTCGGATACTCAATCGCGGCGGAGCCAAGGAGGGAGCTGATCGCCTGACACGATGTTAGGGTTGTCGTGAGCGTCAGGAGTGCGACGAGCCTCATCGGCTTTAACAATGCCATTTGCCTTTTCCTCAATCGCCCTGCGGTACTGTTCTAGTTCCAGCTCGTCCGAAGCTTCGTCCAGTTTCCTGTTGATGCTTCTAACGCGGAACACGAAATAGCACAACACAGTGGCCAGCACCAGCCACGCTGCAAACGTCATTCCAATAGATTCGATCACTTTTTGCATACGCGACTTTTGCTTCAAATTTTGCACGTGTCAACTCCCCTGATCAAAAAAATCCCGGCGGTGTTAGCGCCGGGAAGGTCCACGCGTTGTGTTGAAGGGAGAGGGCAACGCGTGTTTACCCCAGAAAGGCGGCCATCAGGCGCCGGACGCTTGCAGCGTCGGTGCCGGTGAAGGTGATCGTAACGGTCGCTTGCGGAGCCATCTGCGCCACCGCTGTTCCCAAGCCGCCGATGTAGTCGACGCCGGGGTTGTTCACCGCGTCCTTGAGGTTGGCGTAGACGCCAGACGCCGCGATTTGTGGCGTGACGGTCTCTTGGGTGACCGCCTCTTTCTTCGCGCGACCGCGCGACGTCTTGGGCGGAGCGGCTTCGGCCGGAGCCGTCTCCTTTGCGACGTCGGCGTCTTCCTCAGCCGGCGGAGCGGCGTTGAGCGCGTCGTCGAAGAAGGTCTGTGCGGCCGTCGCAAGGTCTTCATCGTTCTTGGGCACGGTCGTCTCAATCTTCTCGACTTCGTCAGTCGGCGGTGGTTTGCTCGTGGGTTCGCCTTTAAGCTTGCTCTGTATCGCCGTCTGCTGCTCTTGCGCCGGCGTCGGGGTCGGCGACTTGCGGACAGTCCATCCCGCGAGCGGTTTACCGGTCTCGGTCGACGCTTTGATCGCTGGCGGGTTGGTGGGGGTCTTGGAAGCGGTTTGCGCTTCCGCTTGTGTCATCAGCCTACGCTGCATGTCGTTCTCCTGAGGGGGCTTTGCGCCAAGTGATTTCTGCAGCACGTGCAAAAGACGTGCCTGCGTAGTGTCCTTCGCCTCTAAGGCGGCGAAGACTTCTTCGTCAAGCGTTTTCTCGACTATCAGTCGGTGATTGACTATGCGCTCATTGGGGTTTCCTTGTCTACGGATACGGCGAATAAACTGCTCGTACAGCTCCAGATTGAAGTCGCACGAGAACCAGCAAAGGTGGCCTGCGCCGCCCTCTTGGAAGTTGAGCCCGTGGCCCACGCTGGCGGGGTGGCAGAGCATCACCGGGAGCTTGTTGGCGTTCCATAGCGTCTGCAGCTCGGCTGCTCGCTTCTCAGACACGCCCGCTCCCATGAACGGGACGTCGATCCCCAGCTCTTTCTTCAGACGTACCTGTATGCGCTCCAAATCGTGTCGGAACTGATACGCCACAAGCAGCGGCTGGCCCTGCAGGCTCTCGATCAGCTCCACCAGCGCGTCGAGCTTCGCGTCGTGCAGGTGAACCCACTCGCGCGGCTGGCCCAGCACCTCCGGCAGGTACACTGCGCCGTTCGCCATCTGCTTCAACTTGGAATACACGGCCGCTTGGTTGCTGGCAGTAATCATTCCTGCCGGTAAGTCGACGAGGGCTTCCTTGGCCATCTCGTCGTACTTCTTGCGGGCCTCCGGGTCCATCTGCAGTTTGATGTCGTTGTCTCGGATCGCCGGCAGGTCGGTGTAGGACAGGCGGAGCACGATGTCCTTCAGCGCCGCCGTGATCCGCTCCTCGCCGCCCTTCTGCAGGTCCCAACCGAAGCCATCCCACGAGGGCTTGAAGAAATTCTCCTTGTAGTGCGAGAAGTATTTGCCCAGCGACGCGCCGCCGTCGAGCCACAAGAACTGCCCGAACAGGTCGAGATACCCGTTCGGTGCGGGCGTACCGGTCAGGCCCCACTTGCGCGGCGTTCTCTGTGTGACCTTCCTGAGCGCCTTGGCGCGCTCGGTCTGGGCGTTCTTCAGACGTGTGATCTCGTCGGCGACGATGGTGTCAAACGGCAAAAGTCCGTCTACGCGGTACCGCTCACAGAGCCAAGGAAGCCCTTCGTAATTGATCAGGTAGACGTCGGCGTCTTCGTTCAGTACGCGAGCCTTTTTCTCGCCGTGGACTAGCACCACTTTCAAGTGCTCCGTGTGCTCCCACTTGGCGGCCTCTTGGCGCCACTGGAGCTGGCAGACGCGGAGCGGCGCCACGACGAGCATCTTCCTCGCGACGCCGGCCTTCTGCAACTCAGAGAACGCTGTCAAGGCGATGCTGGTCTTGCCCGCGCCGGGGTCGGCCCACAGAGCGGCGGAGCCGTTACGGGTGAGGAATTCGACCGCGCGGGATTGCCCTTCCGAAGGCTTCCAGACGCGTGCGGATAGCTGCAAGCGCCTTGTCTGTGTCGTTGTGAATGTCGACGTCATGGCCCGCGTCTCTGAGTAGTTGGATGATCAACTCTTGTCTCTTGGTCGTCCTGCCGTTGCGCTCGCGCTTGAACTCGACGAGGTAGGTTCGGCCCTGCCCGAAGTAGAACCTGTCGTCCGGCCAACCCGTCCCCGCTCCTCGGCCTTTGTGGTTGCGCTCGTGGAGAACACCGTTCGCCTTGGCCCACTTCACAACCGGGTCGCGGACCTCTGCTTCAAGCTTCCCTGTCACGCGATCCGACATGGCCCGCCCTGCTTTTTGCTGAAGTCGCAGTAGGCGCACTTCGGGTTTTTGCGCGGAGCGAAGACCTTGTCGTTGAACATCGGCTCGGTGCGTCGCTTCCACTTGGCCTTGAGGTCGCCAAGCGCCTCGCGGCTGTAGTTGCGGATCACCTCGTCGCCGCTGTCGATGTACCAGAGTCTGGCCTCCACAGTGTTGACCGTCGGGTACCGGAGAAACGCTGACATGGCGAATTGTTCGATCTGGTCTTCGTTCGTGTCCCGCATCTTGCCGGTCTTGTGGTCGATCAGCAGCACGTGGCCCTCGTCGGCGTAGAGCACGCCGAGGTCGATGACGTTGCGGACCCACGGGGCCTTCTTCGGCGGCTTGGCGAACCAGCCAGTTACCGACCAGTCCTGCGCGAAGGCCCACTGTTCTTCGGTAAAAACGCCCTTAGCGCCGCGTAGCTCGCGGAACAGAGTAGCAAACTTTTGAAGCTCGGGCGGAACTTCTTCAGACCCAACGCCGTTAACGTAGTCCTCAGCAAGTTTGTGTATCCTACGCCCATATTTGAACACCTCGTTGTCTTCGGTTGGTATCTTGATGACGTGCTTGTAGGCGAACATCGCCGGGCACGTCTCGTAGTCGGACAAGCGGCTGTAGCTCCACGCGTCGGGGAACGTGAGGGGCTTGCCCTTGTCGTCTTGGGTACTGTCAAAGCCAAGCACGCAAATAGACATTTTCATGACCTCCCCAAGTATATGGTAAACTTGTGCTTGTAATAACGCCCAACTTCTCTGTGTCCAAGCTCTTCCATTTGCGCTTTTGTACGCGTGGTGGTTGCTTTAACCGCTACTTGTACGCCGTCACGGCTTATCCAACGCGGGTAGGGTCCTGTGCGGCCTATATAAGTCCAGTTAGTGGCGCGGTAGATCGCACCGGTGTGGCCTTGGCTTTCGTCGGCATAAGTCACGCCCCACAACCATTTTTTAGAAGACCTAACCAACCTCAAACTACGTCCAAGAAGAAACGACGCGCCGTTGGTTGGAACGCTATCGTCCACGGCAAGTCTCGTGAGAGCTAGAACTTGCTTCCATTTTTCTCGGTCTACGCTCTCAGCTGCCACGCGAGTTGGCGGCAGCCACATGGCGACACCTTTAAGCTCGCCTGCACTGTCAAACATTCCGTGTCCAAAAACTTGAGTGTTGGAGCACCCTTTACTGTAATGATGTCTGCGTATAAACTCAGCGGCAACAGAATGCTTTACATCTTTTACTGCGTAATCAGATGCTCGCAAGTGCAAAGTATTATCGTTCAACATTTCACTTAGCCTCAGCCCAGTTAGCCCCGCTGGCCCCGTCAGCCAACATGGGCACATCCAGCCTATCCCATTCCATTACTTCCTTGAGCAGCGCCGATTGCTCGTCAAGCACATCCGGCGGACAGCTTATGGCGATCTCGTCGTAGACCGTGACCAGCAGACGCGTGCGCGGATCACGGTTGGGGTGGTTGTACCAGTCGATGATCGCCTGCTTCGTAAGGTCGGCGGCTGAGCCTTGGATCAGGTAGTTGATCAGCTTGTATTCGAACGTGCGCTTCTCGCCCGTCTCCTCGTCCATCTTCGGCTCTTCCGGGAAGTACCGGCGCCCGCCCCACGTGACGATGGGCTCGCCAAGCGCGACCATGCGCTTGATCTCGTTGTTCAGCACGGCCAGTCCGGGCAGCGCCTGCGAGTGAACGCGCTTGAACTCCTTGGCGGTTTCGTAGTCGCAGTTGAGGGACTGCGCCACGCCCCGGACGCCGGAGCCGTAGATCGAGCGGAAGTTGATGATCTTGGTCTTCATCCGGTCGAGCTTCGTCGTCGGCGAGATGCGCTTGATGTCGTCCGCGACCATCTGGTGCACGTCGATCTTCGGATTTTCGTGGTACGCGCGATAGAGCTTGCCGCTCTCGAAGTGTGCGAAGACCCGCAGCTCCTGACCGTTGAAGTCGAAGTCGACGAACACGTGACCCTCGTCGGCCGTCACGTACTTGCGGACCAGCGGCAGCTTGGGGACACCCAGAAACTCGGGGTGCGTGTAGCCATCCGGGCGGCCTTCGAAGTCCTTGCTGATGTTCAGCAGGTTCGGGTTCGTCGTGGACGGGCGCCCGGTGCGCGTGCCGCCGTCCCCGCCGCGCGTCTGGTTCCAGTTCGTGCTGATCCTGCCGTCGCCCCGCCGCTTGGCTTGCGCCAGCCACGGGAGCATGAACATCTCCATGCAGGTCTTCAGGCGGTTGCGGTAGCCCAACGCGAGGAACACGTCAGCGTCGCTGAAATTCGCTGCAGTGAGGTTTTCCTTGCTGACCGACAGGTACCCTAGCTTGCCGTGCTTAAGCTCACCACAGAGCACACCGGCGCGCTGGAGGGCCGCTCCAACGTCCCGGTCGGCGTCGAAGTTGAGGCCCGGCGCGTCGAGACGGTCCCGGAGCCACTTCTCGGCAACTATGAACGCGTCCTGATATGCAGGAATGTCGTTCTCCAGCGCGGGGACGTCGACACAGATGCCCAGCCGCTCGTTCTCCATCAGGATCGGGAGGAGCTGACGCTCTCGGTTGTAGGCGCCCCACATGCCTTGCAGCTTGATCTCTGGAGCCAGCGCGTTGAACAGGGCCTCCGTGCGGCGCACGTCGCCGCAGGCGTAGGGCTCCAGCACGTCGCCGGGGACCAGCCAGTAGAACTCGCCGGCGCGGCCCACACGGCCCTTGGTGCGCGACAGGCGACGCCCGGTCTTTTCGTACACCTTCGCGCGGTAGGTCCAGAGCCAGTCGCTGACGGTGTCCCGTTCTTCAGGCTCCATACCGAGCAGATCACGGGCGAGCTCTTTCAGGCCCAGTTGGAAGGCGTGCGGATTGTAGAGGTACGCCAGAAACATGGTGTCATGTATTCTGGACCAGTGCGGGACTTCCAACCCAAAGTGCGCTCGCGCCACGGCGAGGTCGAACTTCGCGTTGTGGAACAGCAGCTCGAAGTCGGACTCCCACAGGTGCTTCAGCAGCGCGGCGACGGCTTTCCGCGTCGTGTTGTTCCCATTGGGGTGGTTCCAGCGCAAATAGCGCTCCTGCCTACCGGGCAGCCGTATGGCCAACCCGGTAGGTTCAGGCGGAGCCCATGCGACGTCATCCGTCACCGAATGCGTCTCGAAGTCGATGACCGCGAGCACTACTGCTTCTTCAGCGCGGAGAGCTGCTGATCGGCGACCAGCTTCGCGTAGCGGTGGGCGTACAGCTCCATCGCGGGGCGCCCGTCGGCTTCGCCCAAGTCTTCGACCGCTGTCCAGAAGTTTATGACCATAATGCCATAGACGGCCGCTGCAGCCATCCGAGAACCATCAGAGAAATTCGCGCTCGTGATGTAGAGCGTGTCGGGCTGCAGCTCGGCAAGCTGGTCTGCGAGCTTCGCCGACATGTCTTTGTGCGCCTGTAGGTTCGCCATGTCCTGCATAGGGTTTCCGGTCACTTTGAACGGCGGCGTCGTGTCGAAGTCCACGCCGTCTTCGACGTGTTCGGCCTCGAAGAAACGCATGAAAAGATGAAGCATGGTCGTCTTTCCGCAGCCCGGTGGGCCGAAGATGATGATGGGCGGGCACTTCTTAGCTTTTTTGAGGTCAGCCATTTTAGTCTCCTTGGGGGTTGGTAGTCGAAACTAGGGTAGGCAGGGGCAGGAGACGGTCCAGACGGCACGGTCTCTTGGCCACTTAGCCAGAAGCAGGGCGTAGCTCCACACGCCGATCCCGGCGCACAGATGCACTTGGTCGTACCGCTTGAGGTCGTCTGGTTTGACGTCCCACAGGTCTCGCTCATCGACATCTCCGAAGGGTATGTGGCCGTACTTGACAAGGTTGCGCAGCCACTCCGCCGCGTAGGGCTCGATCTCGTTGTAGTACGCACTCATTCGGGCACGCTGATTGTAGCCAGAAGACGCTTGGCGAGCGAAAGCCGTGTGTACTCTGGTTGCTCAGTCAGAAGCATGCCGGCCCTAGATTTTTCAGCCATCGCCTTGTACGCCGCTCTTGCGTCGTCGTAGTTTTTCAAGATCGACCTGATAATTTTCACTTTGTCATCGGGGTCCATATCAGTCCTCCGGAGCTTGGTAGACCTGCACCATCTGCGGCGCCGCCTGCTGCGCGCGTGCTTCCAGCACGTCGTACAGCTCGTCGGGCACCACGTCGATCAGCTCGAACTGCACGTGGAACTGGTCGTTGGCGTCGGGCTTCAGGAACACGCGAGTGATCACGCCCCACGGCGGCCGGCCCACCTTGGTGTCGAGATGCTTCAGGTACTCCTTCCAGAACTTCACGGACGTGACAGGCAGTCTGATCTGCGTCATGTCCGCGCGCTCGTAGTGCTCGGGCGTGTCGAACAGGTCGAGCACGCGGCCGCTCTCGTCTTCGCCGAACACGCCGGCGGGCAGCATGGCCAAGCGGCGCCGGTTCTGGCACGCTTTGCCCTCGCCCTTGTCCGCAGAGCCCCAGACGTTCTTCGGGCAGCCGCTGCAGGCTTCGGCCTGCGGTTGGAAGTAGGGGCTGGACGCCATGCTCTCGTGCGGAGCCATGTCGCCTTCGGCGTGGCCGTAGGCGTAGCACACGGGGACGTTCTTCTCGCCCTGTGTGAAGCGCTTGGGGTAGTAGGTGTTCTCCCGCAGCGCTTCGACGATGATCACGCACAGCTCGGAGCCGTACTCGTCTTCGCCGTGGCGGAACACGCCCCCACGGATCGACCACGTGCCGGCCCGCTCGGGCTCGTACTGGCGGGCCTTGCTGGCAGCGACCTTCCAGCGATCCTCCGCCTGCTTCGGCGTCAGGGCGCCGGTGGTGGTTTTGACAAGACTGGTCACGTGTTGCTCTCCTAGATTTTGACGACAGACACGTCAGGGATGAGGATGATTTCGACGCCGGGGACAGCGTCTCCGGCTTCGATCTGGTCCATCGTGGCGCGCTCGGTGATCTGCCTGCGGAGAAGATCAAACCGGCCTTCTTTCTGGACGTAGGCGTAGAACTCTTTCCAGTCCGAGACACGTGGCGTCGGCTTGTCCTTGATCTGCACACGGTAGAAGCGGCCGGCGGCGCCGGTGTCTCCACCTTCGATGCGGGTCTTTTCGAGATTGCGGACCATGTGCTCACGAAGCTCGCTTTCGCGCTGCTTCACGGGCTCGACCAGCTTCTCCAGTTGCAGACGAAACGCGCGCGTCAGCGCGTATTCATCGGCGGTGTAGCCCATGGTCTCCGGCATGGGCGAGCCGGGTTTCTGGGGTTTGAAGTTCATCTTTTCTCTCCTTGCTTGCGGACCAGCAGGGGCTGGACCGAACTGGTTTTCAGTCGCAGCTCGCCGTAGGTCTGGACGTTCTGCATAAGACGTTCGAAGTCGGCTTGCGAAATCGGCGCCGTCAGCTCGGCGTGATCTGAGACGACAATATACTGGTTTCGCGTCCCGCGCCACAAAAATCCTTCGGGGTGATCTTTACACAGCAGATAATGGTTACCGACCTTGCGGAGTTCTTTGCTGATCTGGCCGCTTGCGGTACCTTTGAACCCACGTGTCGCATAGCCTAGCTTGACCACGATTTCGGGCAGGATCGTCGCCAGCTCCTCGGGCGTGTAGAACGAACGGATTGGCCAGCCGCCCAGCGCCCGGTAGGTGTCGGTCGCGAGGGTCTTGATTTTGTGGTCTGTGCTGTCCGCGTTGTTGGTGCACCAGTTCCATGCGACGTCGATGGTGTTGAGCAGGACTGAGTGGCCCTGCGCCTCCCTGAACGCGATGCCAACGCGCTCGATGGGCGTGCGGTTCTCGGCAGCAGCCATGCGCTTCTCGGCCGTCATCGGCGGCCTGCCCGGAGGGCGCCAGCCCTTCAGGTTGTAGTTCTGCAGCGCGTAAGCCAGCTTGGCGGGTCCGTTGTCAGATATCCACTCTCCAATCGGATCGTAGAACGCCTCCTTGTCCGGGTGCGGGCCGGGCGTACCGATGACGAACATGCGGCGGTCGTCTTCATCGTAGTTGCCCACTTCCAGCTTGTTGGATGTGAGGATGAACATTGCCCGATTGGTAATCTCCCGCCCGGTGCGGTAGAGATCTCGCATGTAGACCGACTTGTCGGCGATGTACTTTTTGAGAAACCGCGAGCCGGACGCCACGTGCTCGGGTTCGGCCTCGTCAATCACGACACACAGCGCGTTTTCCATCCACGCGTTGAACTCGCGGAGCAACGTGTCGGAGTAGATGGACTTACCGTGCGCGCCGAACATGTTCTGGGCGATACTTGCCCACATGGACTTACCAGAGCCCTGCGGCCCGATGAGCACCATGGCGATGCGGGGTATCTCGTGCGGGTTCTGCACCTTCCACGCCAGCATGTTCCAAGCAAACTGCTTGTCACTGTCGGGGCAGTTCTGGAACACGTAGTCGTGCAGACGCATGAACGGAGAGATGTCGCCTTGCACCGGGCGGGGCAGTCCTTCCCACAAGTTCAGGCTGAAGCCGCCTTCTGCCCTCGGGATCGCCCGCTCCAGTGTAGACGGGTCCAGCGTGGTGTCACGATACGATATGTGGTTCTCATGCGTGAGCCAGACGCGCGATAGCTGACGCTCGATCATTTTGTTGGTCGACGGATCGTAGGTCATGACCTTGTCTTTCGAGTAGTCTGAGCCGGCTAGGAGCGCGCCCTTGCTCAGAAACCCGCGCGTTTTGAAGTCGTAGATCATGTCGTCGCACTCGATGTACGCGAGGCACGAGTTCAGCAGCAGCACCTCCGCGTCGGCCGAGCGCATCTCCATCGCGGCGTCCAGCAACTCGTCAAACGCCTGCGATCCGTGCGCCAGCAGGAAGTCGTCCAAGCCCTGTTTTGCAGGCTTGCCTTTCGCGTCCAAAGGCCCGTCGGGTATATTCACAACCCTCACGTTTGCACCGTACCGCAGAGAAAGCTCGGCAGCCAGCTTTGAAGCGGCCATCCTGATCGCGGGGTTGTGCTTGTAGTCGCTGTCGTAGACGATACAAACCAGTCTTCCTTTCCACTTGAACTCTTCCGCCAGCATCGTGAGCAGCGGGTTGCCGTCGGCCTTGTCTTTGAAGTTGAACACCCCTCCCAGACCGATCACGGGATAGCCCAGCTCGCAGGCCGCCAGCGCTTTCTTCTCGCCTTCCGTGATGATGATCGGCGACGCCGTGTCGGCCGCCAGCGTCCGCCAGTCGATTTGCGGGGAGAAGTAGGCGTGGACGCCAGAGCCGCCCGGCTGCGTGTAGCGGTGGCGCTTCGAACCGCTCATCTTCAACTCGTCGTCAGTCAGGTAGCGCACCCGGACGAACTGCGTCTTCTCCCCGTCGCGTTCGAAGTAGATAGGCTCCGCCATGCCGTCTGCGTCGGCCTTGGTCGGGTGGTAGTAGGGGAGCACGGACGCGGGCTGGCGCTTGAAGTCCGGGTACACCAGCGAGGCGTCCTCGACCCAATAGATGCCGGCATTGTCCGCCATCTGACGGGTGATCCCGCTTCGCGCAAGATCCGCGAGCGCAAGTGCTTCTGTTCGACTAGCCACAGCGCTTACCTAGCGTTTGCTTATCCAGCGGGGTTTGGCGCCTGTCGGGGGCAGGCGTCGGCGCGGTCTGTTGGCATTCTTGATGATCCTGTCCATGAGGAACCTTTTGGCTTGCTGCAGCGCTTCCAGCGCCTTCGGGTTGCCGGGCTTGCCCATGTCGGGGTGGTGTTCCCGGATCAGCCGGGCGTAGTTCTTGACCACTGTGTCTGTGTCGGCGGCGCTCAACTTCTTTTCACGCCAACCCGGCAATAGAAGCCGCAATGCTTCTTGGAAAGTCATCAGGAGAACTCCACGTCCTTGCTCGGACTATTGATGCTCTCACCGCCCATGCTGCGCAAGTGCTGTTGCGTTAAGCCTTTCTGCGTTTTTGGGGTCAGTGACTTCGAGCGTGAGGAAACCGGGCTTTTTCCGGATCAGCGCGTCCATGCGCGCGTTCGGCTTGTCCGGGTCGGCTGCTATCATGTAGTCGAATCTAATCACATATGTTCCTATCCCGTACGCGCTCCTGCGTAGCGAATTTCGCAAGCAAGCAGTCACTCGTCCCGGCGTGTTGTAGGGTGCGGCATAAATGTCACGCATAACATCTTCTGCTTCCGGATACAATTCTTTCGCCAGCATAACGGCAAGACGCCCCGCATGGTCGATCCCAGCAGCTCCAAAAAACCAGTCGCTCCACTTGACCGGTTCGGCCGTCGGAGCGTCGCGGAAGTTGGGCTGGCCACGAATTGCGCGGTACGCGTAAGGTGTCACGCGGCCGTCCTGTTCCTCGTATTCCTGCGGGGCGCCGATACAGACGTAAACCCGCGCGGTGCACGCCTTCTGGTCGTTCGCCGAAATCCACGAGAACTCTATCGCCGGCCGCGCCATGCGGCGCTTGCTGTTGTAGGTCGCCACGCGCCAAGAGTTCGCGCGCGTCCTCAGTTGCTCGTAGGTCGCGTCTGTCGAAACGATGTAGCCCTCCGGGGCGAACGCCACCAGCGCCTCGGCGACCTTCTGCACAACCAGATCCATTCCCAGCACGTTTTCTTCCCAGTCGGTCTCCAGAAACAAGCGGCCGGTCGCGGCTTCGACGATGTCCATGCGCACCGAGTATTCGACGCTCGGCTTGGCGCCGGGCTTTTTCGTGCGCTTTCTCTGCTCCGCAGGCTTGATCAGCTCGCGCAGCTCTGTCAGCTCGGCGCGCAGCGCTTCAATGTCGTTGCGCAGGGTTTCGAAGTCGTTCATCTCAGTCCTCCATGTAATCAGAATATGCGTCTTCCACGCCGTCTGGCGCGTTCCGCTTTACCCACTGCGTTACAGCCGCAGGCGACACGCCCCATGCACGGGCTACTTCCGTGCGAGTCATGCCGTTCTCTTTTGCAACGATCAAGTCGCGCAACCTGCTTTTGACTTTCTCGTAGTTGAACGCGCGCGGGTCGCGGATGTCTTTGACCTTGTCGTGCAGCTCCTGCATGTTCTCGCGCCGCGCCCACATGCACAGCATGGGCTTGCTAACGTTAAGCGCCTTGGCGATCTCCGCACGAGTGTACCCTGCGTCGGCCATGTCCGCTATGGCTTGTGCGCGCGCACGGACGTGCGCAGGGTTGCTCTTAGTGAACGTCCCTTTAATAGCTCCTTGCGGTACCGCAATTGTCTCGCGCATGTCAGTCCAGCGGGTGAATGACAAGCTGACACTTGACGCCGCGCAGCACCAGCGTTTCGCAGATGTCCATGGCGATGACCCGCTCGGCGCCGTTGGACGACGGGAACTTGATGGCTGGTCGGTCGTCGTCGCTGTCGTGACGCTCTGGTTCGTCGCCAATGCTGTAGGCGAACATCATGTGCTTGACGCACCCCAGCGTGTCTGAGTCGTCCGGGAAGGGCGTCCCGCCGGCTTGGTGGAAGATGTTGTTCCGGCGGAACGCAATCCAATTGGACAAGCGCTTGTGCGCGCTCGGCTCCAGCCCGAAGAACACCACATAGGTGTCCGTAAGGTAGGCTCGTGTCTGCTCGGTCGAGTGTCGCTCTTGCGCCAGCGCAAGGCCCATGGCGGGCGCCAACGCCTGATCAAGCAACGACGCGTTCAACAGCGTAGGTCCGTAGGTTCTCATTCGCTCTCCTCCTGTTCGTTTCCCTGTTCTCCTTCCAGCATACGGCATTCAAGAATTGAGCCTTCGTGTGTGTACAGCAGCAACCCGGATCGGCCCCAGACTTTAACTCCGGTGACAGGACACACATAGCGCACCTTGCTGGACCTGCTCTTGGTCGCTTCGCCGGCTCCGCCTTCCTTGGCGCCCTCGGCCGCGTAGCGCACGCGCCAGCCCGACTCGATGAGGCTGGCGATAGCCCTGTGTGCGAGCGAGCCGCCAGCAGCGAACCAGCCGCCTACGGCGCTGTCGCTTTCGGAAAGACCAATCGCATACGCGCGGTCACGCATGGCTTTGGTGACGTACCTATTCGTAGTCGGCCGGCCTGCGATAGCCTCCGCAAGGCGGATCATTTCAACGATCAAGATGCGCAGCGTGGTAGCTTCGTCCCACTTCGACAGCATGCGTGCGTTGATGCCGATTTCTGCGTATTTCTTGGCTTCCTCGCCACCGTTGTAGTAGTCGCCTGCTTCTGTTGGCCGCTCTTGGAATATGTCGTAGCGCATGTAGGACGTCTCATGCCGGGACGGGGCGACCGTCAGCATCACGTCAGGAAGCTGGCCCTGAAACAGGTCAAGGTTAAGCGCTGCGTACGCCTCTTCGAAATGCGCATACTGCATGAGGGTCGGGGTATCAACGTTCATGACCAGTCGTCCTTTTTCTCAAGAGCTAGGATTTCAGCATAGCGTGCGGTTACCCAATCGGCGGCGCCCGCGTCCGTCAGGAAGCTTTCATAATGCTTTTTGTGGTACCCAAAAAGAGGAGGTATCACAAGCAGTCCAGACTCTGGCAAGTCCAGCGCCTGCGCCCATGCGGAGCGCTGTAGAGGCATGTTCGCGCCCTCTGTGTCAACCCAATCGCGGGCTTTTGCAGGCGTTTTTGGCCAGAATATGTTGTGTCCGTAGCTGCCGGGCGCGGAAACCTCATATCCCGCAGCGAAGCACATGTGGCGCTGCGCCTCCTCGCTGGTGAGCGTCCAAGCAGCGCGCGCAATGTCAAGGGGTGCGCTCTCCATGGTCACGGAAAACAGCACGTTGCTGTTGCCTGTCCTAAGCGCCAGATCGGGCTGCGCAGCGAAACCCGCCATAAGTTGGACAGCGTGGCCGGCTTGGATCAGCAACTGGACCAGCGCGAGCGTCGCGGCGCCGCGTGTAGCGATCACTTCCTTCGGGATGGCCGCAGACGTGGTGATGTCCAGAACCAGCGTAATCGGGGCTGGCGAGGGCGTAGGGCGACGCAAGCGCATCGGGGTAGGGGAGCCCGCCAGATAGTCGGGAACGCACGCCAGCGAGCCCACAGGCGACGCAACGGCGCGTTTCTGGTGCACCCTAAGCAGCGTCTCCGCTGCGATCTTGTCCATAAGCCTCTCGGCGCGCGGAACCGACTTGGTGTCGCCGTGCAGCATGCCGGACCACGCGGGCGAGTCTTTGGGCATGCGGCTGGCCTTGGCGTCGCGCAACCAGTCGTGCACGTCCGTCAGGTTGTCGGCGTGCGCAGTGACAGACGCGCCGGTCAGTCCCTTTATGTGTTTATTCGCCTGCCGGATCATGGCGTACCTTCGACCGTACGCACCTGTTCGGGCGTGAGCCCTGCGAGATAAGTCATCTCGGCCGCTTGATCGGGCGTGAACCCGGCTGCGATCAGGGCTTCGCCGTCTAGGCTGGCGCGGGGCGTGATCAGGACTTTTATGCCCGCTTTCTCCACTGTTTTGCGGGCCTTCTGAACGCGCTTCACCCAATCCTTGTTCATGCACATGGCCAGTTCCATGGCGTTGTCATAGCCCCAGCGGATGCGGGCGCCGAAGCGCTGTAGGAACGCCGCATCGATCCGGTTGCGGCCCACATACTCGGCCGTCGCGCCCTGCCCGAAGGTGTTGGCGGCGCCGATGCACCGGAAGTTGTCATGTCGGCGCACCACGTCCCCAGAGGGCAGACACATGATCGCGTTCGCCAGCGCAGCGTTAAGGGCGAGCAACGCTTCGTTGGAGCCTGCGTCGATCTCATCGAGCAACACCAAGCCGCCCTCTGTAAACGCGCGGACGAATGGCGTTGTGTGGTACCGACCAGACGCGTCGACGAACCCGACCAGTTCGTGCGGCATGGTCATAGCCCCGTGCAGGCCGAAGGTGAGCCCCAACGCCTCCGCTGCTTGCTCGGCCGCGTGCGTCTTGCCCGATCCGGACGGACCAGCCAGCCACACGTTGCGCTTACACGACAACGCGCGGATCAAATCGGGAAGCTGTTTGTGTGCGGCGCCCTTGAGGGTCTTCGTTGGCTTGCCCTCCTCGCGTAGCTCGACAACGGTCGGCGCCGCTTCCTTGAGGGCGATGACTTCGCTCTGGAGCGAGGCGACCAGATCAAGGGCCGCGCTAAGCTGCGTGGCCAGCGGGGCGACGTGGTAGGTCGCGGCGCCGTTGGCTATGGCCTGCACCCGGCCCCAGTCGACTTGAGCATCTGACGTAGGCGCGGCGGGCACAGGCGTGTTTGGCGTCGGTGGGTTCGCTGCACGCGCGTCCTCAAGCAACTGGTCGCGAAACTCCAACCATTTGCCAGACCAGTCGGCGCCCATGGTCTCTCTGGCGTCGTCCGCTTTCAGTTTGAAACGCCCCGTGGTGCGCTCTGCGGCGCCAGCGTCGTCTTGATTGGCGCCCTGCCCGGCGCCGGCGTTGTGCTCGCGCACGATGATCTCGACGGCCTGCATGGTCGCTGCGTTGTCAGGGAACGACCAGCCCTTAGGGGACTGTTGCCAGCGCCCGCCGAGCCTCCCGAATTTGAACCGATGGGCGTATGTGTCGCCCGTGACCAGATAGGTTCGGAAGCCGGCGGCGTTTTCGACAGTCTCGATGTTCATAAGCCTTGAGGCGCCGCGCATGGTGTTTGTGCGTGTCATGATCAGCCCTCGCCCGCGAGGGTTTCGCCGGCCCAGTCAAGCGCCTCCTGCACTTCCGGGGACACTTCGATGTCAGTCCACGGGATGAACCAATCCTGATACTCGATGCGCCAGTTGAAGCCGTGTTCCGCTGCGACGCCATACAGGCGCACGGCGTGGTCGTCGCGGCCGGCTTTGGGCGCCTCGGATGCTTCGTTGGCTTGGTCGCTCATGATGGTTCTCTCCTGTTGTCTGTTGTGCGGTACGCAAAAGCCATGCCCACTAGAACACGACTTCGCGGACCTTCTCGATTGCGTTGTAAATGGCGAGGTCTACGGCTTCGCAGAGCGCGGCGAGACGCTCTTCTGGCAGGGCGTAGAGCATTTCGGTTCGCGTCGTCGCTTGGCGAAGTACGTCCAGCGCAGCGGCTGAGACGCGCGTGTCAGCGAGCCCCGCGAACTCATCCGAAGCCGCGCGGCGGGCCGCGCGGACTGCGTCGTCATACTCCTCTGTTGTGTACTGCAGATCGTGGGCGAGTTCTGCGCTCCGCTCAACGCCGCCGACGCAGTCGCGCAGGTAGTCGTCCAGCGCCATTAGCTCATGTGTTGGCATGTACCCAACGGGGATGCGGAACGGGCCGATGATCAGCTCCTCTGCGTCGAGATAGACGGACTCAGCCTCGGGCGGCCGCGCGTCTTGTGCGAACGGGCGCCGGGCGTGAAGGGCGTGCTTGCGGGTCATGGCTAAATGTCCGCGTTTGCGAGGAGGGCTGCGGCTTCGTCGACGCGCTGGACGAACTCGATTGCGTCCGCGTGCGACTGGCGCTCGGCGGCGCGCACTAGGTTGGTGAGGGCGTCGGCCTCTTCCACCAGTTCTTCGCAGATCGCGCGGACGTCCGCGAGGCGCTGCAACAGCAGGTCGTGTGTGTCGAGTTTGGCGGTCATGTGTCTGGTTCCTTTTCGGGTTTTGGGTTTAAAGGGTCTCTGTGTGCTTCTCCACCGCGCCCGGAAGCACGGCCTCAGAGATGAGCAAGCGCACGCTTGGCGCCCGCATGGTAACCTGCACTAGCGCGTGACCGGCGTCCGTGCGGATTAGGCTAGCGCGGACCACGTTGACGGTGGAGAACGCGCGCCGCTTGCTCGGCGTCAGCGCGGCGTACTGGTGCACTAGGCTTTCGACGGCTTGGCGAGGCGTGCATCCTTCGCCACGGATGGTTTTGGCGCGGGCGTGCGAGGACATCGCGGTTGCGACGTAGTATCTGGGGCTGTCCGGATCGCTCACGGGTTTGTCTCCTGTTTGGTTAGGCGCGGGGTTAGGTGTTGGGTTGGACGTTGAAGTCCAGAAGGATGTGTGCGGGCAGATGGTCGACGTATGAGCCGCCGCAGTCGCGGGCGACTAGGTGCGCTTCCTCGCAGTCAAGGGCGAGGAAGTGTTCGGCCTCAAGGCGGTCATATTCGCGTTCGGCGGCGCGGAGCGCTGCGCCTTGTAGGTTGTCGTAATTGCACTTGGCAAGCTGAGTGTCTAGGGCTTCGCGCGTGGCGCGGACCCGTGAACGAGCGGCGGCAAGCGTTGTGGGGACGTTGTAGGACATTTTTTGCTCCCGTGTCGATTTTTTGTTTTTAGCGCCACAAAGGGGTCGTGAACTAGCGAAAAAGGGCCTTGAGGGGCGATTTTTCGACTTTGGCCAGACTCCGCTGGTGGGCCAGCTCGGCGCGGTCGCGGCGTGCTTTGGCGGCTCTGGGGTCGTAGGTGATGGTCATGATTGCATCCTTAGCGATTGCTGGGGTTTATTTAGTGTGTGGTTGGTTGGGTGGACTTGGTGGGCTGAGTCGTGTGTCTCATGATCTACCGATCATGTCAACAATCTATAGCCTATAGGTGTGAATATTTCATTACTACATCCGGGATGGCCCGTCGTTGCTGCATTTTTTGGTGTACCTGCCCCCGCTCGTGCTCGCGTACGCGTGCGCGCGCGGGCGCGCGATCTTTTCTGGCCTAGGTGATCGACAACAATAAACAGTATATTGGTTCTTTCTTTCATACATATATTGTTGTTGAACTAGTGGTCCACAAAAGATCGCGCGCCCGCGCGCGTGCCAGAAAATCAGAAAAAGTCAACCCCATTCATCCGCCGGGCGAGCGGAATATCAACCCAGTCCGAGCCGCCCAGCCGGCCTAGCCTACTCAGTCCGCCAGCCTGTCACCCGGCCTGCCGAGCCCACTCAGTACACTCAGTCTCACCAAGCCTAGCAAATCAAAGGGGAGGGTACCGGGTACCCGGCGCACGCAATGTTCGGGAAGTCTGCGCGGTACCGAGCACGCCCAGCCAACATGGCACGTCGGTTGCACGGTACGGCCGGGCTGGCGATGGTGTGCTAAGCTGGCAAAGCCGGCGTGGTTACTTGGTTAACGGGGGGGGATGGGTTCGTTGTGTGTTCGCCGTGCGCTGCGTAGCGCCTGATCCGTATTACAACAACTTTTTCGTGCTCGCCCAGCACGCGAAGCCAACTCAACTAACCCAACTTACAAACCACCGCTTGACGCCCCGCGCAAACCGCGCTAATCAACCACAACCATTTTCGCGAGAACCGTCATGCCCAGACACTACCCCGCCGGCAACAAGGATTATTCCGCTCCGCAGTCCAGCTCCAAGGACCGGACCGGAAAGCCCATGGCCAACGCCAACGCAGCTCCCATCGACAAAGGTGTGGGCTCAAGAGCCAACGGCCGCTTCAAGCCCCAGTCCAAGGGCCAGACCTACGGCCAAGAGGCCCCCGCCAACGCAGCCTCCGTGTCCAGCAAGACCCGGTCGATGGCCAAGCACAAGTACAAGCCACAGTCCGAAGGGCAGACCTACGGCCAGTACCGCCAAGCCAACGCCAACTCCACCGCCGACAACGTCCGTGACAAGGCGAAAGCGGCACGCCCCGCCAACCCGTCCGACAGGCGCAAAGCATCAAAGATGAAGGCGCTTCAGATGATGCGCGGTACCGCCAACACTGGAATGTACTAACATGCCCGGCCACTACGACAGCAAAGGCAACGCTCGACGCACAATTCCGGCCAAAGAAAAGCTGGAAAAAGCGCTTGCTGGCAACCCGATGACCGTCGACGTGGCGCCGTCCATACGGGCGCACCCGTCGGCGCAGCCGGGCTCCAGCAAGTGGTTCAAGCCCAAGAAAGCAGCCGCTGCGCCCGCTCGGGCGCAGGCTGCGCGTACCACCGACGCCCAAGCCCTCGAAGACGCGATGCGTCGCAAGTCGCTTGACGAGCGCATGGCGGCGGCTCGGAAGCGCGCAGCCGCCGACCCGCGCACGAAGTCCAAGTAGACTCCGACCCCGTACATGAAACATGACCACGTTCACCCCTGCTCAGGTCGCTAAAATTGCCCAGAACGCCGCGCTTGCCGAGTTGGAGGCGCGCGCTCAGGGTCTTCCGCTGCCGCAGGTGTTCGGCGTGGCCACACCGGTCGATCCCGGCCGTGCCGACAGGTCTGTTGACTTGGCTTACTCCGCCATGGGCGGCGACCTGCGCTTCGCGCTGTGGGCCAACGAGCACGAGAGCGAGTTCTACAAGACGTTTTGGGCGAAGAAGGTGAAGCAACACGTCGACGTCACGGCTCGGACTATCGAAGACGTCATCGACGTCTTGGACGCCGAAGCGCGCGCCGCAGATCAGGCAGTTGACACGGCTTCCGCCCCTGTGCTAGACGCAGAAAGACCTGACTAATCAACCCTGCCGGCATATGCCGACACCAGAGGAGACTAAGTATGCCCGGCCAACCCTTTACGTTCCGCAACCTGCTGCTTGTGCGGCCTGCTGCGGCGCTCGTTCCTTTCTCGCCTTACGTGCTGTCGAACACGGCCGCCGGCGACATCCCCACCGCCACGATTGCTGGCGTGGGCGCGCAGCCGGATATTTTCATCGGCGCTGGACCCACGCAGGGCTCGGGCACCGGTGTGAACTACGATCCGGGTGATTTCTACAACTCCACCCCCGGCAAGCGTCCGGAAGACGCGTTTGCGACCGGCGACATCTTCACCGTCATCCTCGGTGGCTACCCGATTGCTACGCTCCGCGCGGCTGCGGCGATCACCGAGGGCGTGTCCGTCATCCCGGCGGCCAACGGCCAGATCGCGGCGGCCTCCGTCGGCGACGAGCGCGTGTTCGGCAAGACCATCGGCGCCACGACTGCGGTCAACGGTCTGGTGGATGTGTTGATCAACCGTCCGGGTCCGGGCGTGTTCACCCCGGTGACCTTCGCCTCGCTGCCCACCGCTGCCTCGGCCGGCTCCGGCGCTCGCCGGTTCATCTCCGACAGCCCGGCTTCCCCGGTTTTCGGTGCGGCTGCTGCCGGCGGCGGCTCGCTGGTGCTCCCGGTGTACTCGAACGGCACCGCGTGGCTCAACGGCTAAGAACAACAGCGACGGCCTAGCTCAGCCCCCGTCCCCAAACCGTCGCTGTAAGGCCCGTGCGTCCTCTCCTGCGCACGGGCCTTTTGTTTGAGGTCACAGTCTGCGACCACAAAGTTGAGGTCACAAAATGACATCTCAAGACGACTACGCCGATCTCGCCGCCCACTTCGGTAAAATCTTCTGCGCGCCGCTGGAAAAAGCGCCTGACGACGCTTACTGGTACGCGTGGAACGGCAAAGTCGAAGACGCGGTGCTGTTCATGGACACACGCAAGTTCGAGCGCTTCGAGAACATGGCCGAACTCCTGAACCGACCCGACATTGCGACCGGCGCCGTGGTGTTTTTTAATGGCTAAGGTTGACGCAGCCGTCGAGCGCGCGAAGCTCTACCGCACCGACTTCGAGACTTTCGCCTCGCAGTGCCTGAAACTGCGCGACAAAGCCTCAGAGATCGTGCCGTTCCGCATGAACGCAGCGCAGAAGCACATCCACGACGCGCTGGAGCGCCAGCGGGCGGAGAAGGGCTACGTCCGGGCGCTGGTGCTCAAGGCCCGCCAGCAGGGCTGCTCGACCTACGTGGAGGGGCGTTTCTACTGGCGCACGTCGCTTTGGAAGAACCAGCACGCGTTCATCCTCTCGCACGAGCAGACGTCGGCTGACGCGCTGTTCCAGATGGTCGACAGGTACCATCGGCTGAACCCGCTCGCGCCGTCCACGGGCCGCTCCAACGTCAAGGAGTTGGTGTTCGACAAAATGGGGTCAAAATACGTCGTCGCGACGGCGGGCTCCAAGGGCGTCGGACGTGGCCAAAACAACACGTTGTTCCATGGATCGGAGGTCGCCTACTGGAAAAGCGACACCGAGCACTTTGCGTCGTCGGTCCAAACGGTCGCGCTGCTGCCGGGAACCGAAGTGGTGCTGGAGAGCACTGCAAACGGCCCCTCAGGCGAGTTTTGGAAGAAGTGGCAAGACGCCGTCGCCGGCGTCGGCGACTACATCGCGGTGTTCATTCCGTGGTTTTGGTCGCCGGAATACCGGCGCGAGCTGCCGGAGCACTTCGAACTCAGCGACTTGGCTGACGAAGGCGAAATGTCGGAAGTTGAGTACGCCAAAACGTTCGAACTGGACCTCGAACAGATGTGCTGGCGCCGCTACAAAATTCAGGAGCTGGGCTCCGTCGGCAAGTTCAAGCAGGAATACCCGGCGACTGCTGACGAGGCGTTTCAGTCTGCCGACAAGTCGAGCCTGATCAGCCCGCTGACCGTGCTCCGCGCGCGCAAGCGCCACGTCGAGGCTAGCGGACCGTTAATCATCGGCGTCGACCCGGCCGGCGACGGCGGCGACAGGTTTGCCATCGCGTGGCGCCGGGGCCACAGGGTGACGAAAGTCGAGTACAGAAGGAAAATAACAGAGCCAGAGGCTCTGCAGTGGGTCAAAGACATCATCAGAAGCGACAAGCCGGCTGCTGTTTTCATCGACAGCGGGGGCATCGGGCGCTATCTTGGCAATTTCCTGAAGGCAAGCGGTCCGGAATACGCGGCCGTGACCCACATGGTCAACTTTGGGGCCAAAAGTCAGGCGAAACACGCTCGACCGAAGGTCGCAGGACCGAAAAACCGCCGCGCAGAGATGTACGAGCGCCTAAACAGGTGGCTGGAGTCCGAAGAAGGCGTACAAATTCCGGACAGGGACGACATTCAGGCCGACATGACCGCTGTGACGATCAAACCGACCATGGACAACGACCTGTTGTTGACTTCGAAGGTCGAAATGCGGGCGAAAGGCATCCCCAGCTCGGACTTGTCGGACGCCATTGCCTTGACTTTTGCCGATTTGGCGTACTTCTCGTCGTGGAGCGAGCCCGCGAAGCCTGACAACCCCTACGACACGTCGCGCGTCGTCACAGCGGACACACTGCACGACCGATACACCGTCCACGGTGCGACTCAGACGAACGGATGGATGGCATTTTGACTTTTCGACAAGCGACGTGCTAGTCTGCACGCCTAAGTAGACGGATACCATGGCCGAAGTTGTAAACCCTCCGGAAGTGTTCGAAGCGCGGCCAATTCTGACCGACGCAGACGCGCGCGTGGGCGAGATCGACACGCTTGCCGAGGCGCCAGAGTTCGAACTGCCTGAAGATTTTGTGGACGAGCAGGCGTTTCTGCGGTACGCCATAGACACGTACAACAACGACGTGCTGGCTGACGAAATCAACACCATGGCCGCCATCGACGACCACAGGTTCGTCGTGGGCGAGCAGTGGGACCCAACAGCGCGTCAGCGGCGCATCGATGCCAAGAAGCCGGTCATCACGGTCAACCGCCTGCCGGCGTTCATCGCTCAAATCATGGGCAACCGGCTGCTGAACGAGACGGTCATCAAGGTCATTCCCGAGGAAGGCGGCACCAAGGAGAAAGCCCGCGTCAGGCAGGGCTTGATCCGCGCCATCGAAAAAGCCTCGCGCGCGCAGCTCGCCTACGACACGGCGCTCCAGTGCAGCCTGATCGGAGGCATCGGCAACTTCGCGCTTGACCACGACTACGCCAAGTACGACGTGTTCTATCAGGACCTGATGATCACGCGCCTCCCGGACCCGATGTGCGTCGTCTGGGACAGCGCCTCCATCGACCCGTCCGGTCGCGACGCCGCGCACGTATTCGTTGCGGAAGATATGTCAAAAAAGGCATTCGAGCGCGCATACCCGTGGGCGCAGGCGTCTGAGTTTGGCAGTCTCGCCCGACAGGATATGTTGGCGGCCAGCGGCTGGTATCAGCGCGACACCGTGCGGATCGTGAAGTTCTACCGCATGCGGCACGAGAAGCGCACGGTGATCCTGCACAACCAGAGCGGCAAGAGCGTCGACGTGACGGACATGGACCCGGCGGAGTGGGAGCAGTTTGTCGCCGTCAACCCGGTGACCGGCCAGCCCTACATCCGTGAGACCAATCGCCCGTACTGCGAAATCTACAAGCTGTCGGCGTCGAACATCCTTGAAGGCCCCACACGGCTGAACTGTTCGCGCGTGCCCGTGTTCCGAGTCCCCGGCTGGGAAGTCTACATCGGCCAAGAGCGCCATCGCTGGGGCATGATCCGCTTCGCCAAAGACCCGCAGCGCATCCACAACTACTGGCGGTCCGTGATCGTCGAGAAGCTGATGCAGACGCCCCGCGCGAAGTGGAAGGCGACCAAAGAAGCCGTGCAGGGCTTCGAGCACAACTGGCGGAATTCGCACCTCACCGACGACCCGCTGCTGCTGTGGAACGGCGACAGCGGACAGGAGCCGTCCGAAGTCTCGCCTGCCCAGATCGAGCCCGCGCTGATCCAAGAGGCCAACATGGCTTCGCAGGACATCAAGGACGTGCTGAACATGCACGAGGCCGCGCTCGGGCAGGCGTCGAACGAAGTGTCCGGCCGCGCGCTCAACGCGCGCCAGCGCGTCGCCGAGCTGGGCGCCGTGATCTATTTCACCAATCAGAACAACGCCATCGAAGAGTGCGGACGTGTCATCAACGAGTTGATCCCGGACTTCTACGACACTGTCCGCATGGTGCGTCAGGTCGGCGAGGACGGCAAAGCGTACCTGCAAGAGATCAACGCCCCCGGTGGCGTGGACATCCGCGAAGGCTCCTACGGCATCACCGTCACGACCGGGCCGAGCTACACGACCCGCCGCGTGGAGGCTGTCGAGAGCATGATGTCGCTTTCGAACGCCAACCCGGAGGCCATGGCGCCCGCGCTCGACCTTATGGTGTCCGCCATGGACTGGCCGGACGCCGACGCCATCGCCAAGCGGCTCAAGAGGGCCAACCCCATCGCCGCCGACGACATCGACCCGTCGGAACTCACGCCGACGGAGCAGCAGCAGTTTGCGGCCGCTCAGGAGCAGGCCCGGTTGCAGGCTCAACTGCAGCAGGTGCAGGTCGAGCTGCAAATCGCGGAAATGCAAGCGAAAATCGCGCTCATGCAGGCCCAGCGCGCCGAAAGCGAAGCGCGCACGCGACAAGCCAACTCGCTCGCCGTCAAGACGCTGGTGGACGCCGACAAGTCCATCGCCCAGAGACAGCAGATCGAGGTCGAAACCGGTCAGATCGGGCTCGAACAGCCGGCGGACCCCATGGCGCCCGGCGCGCTACAAGAGCAGGCGCTGCGTATCAGACGCGCCGAAGTCGATCTACAGGCCGCTGAAGACAATCGGCACATCAACATCGCCGAAACGCTCAACGCATTGATCCCCCCGCCTCAAGCGGAAGGCGAAGCTACGACTACCAACCCAGAGCAGCAGGTGTAAAATGGCTACCCAAATCCCAATTGAGTCCATCGTTGTGCATTCGACGGGGTCGATCCCAAACAACGCCCAAGGCGAGCCGGACGACAGTTTCGCGGATTTCGTCGGGTTCAAAGACGCGTTGAAGCACGTTGAAGAGCACGGCCTTGACGTCGATCCGGTTGACGAGCCCGAGGAAGAGGACGAAGAAGGCGACGATCCGACCGAAATTGACCCGCCGGTCGATCCTGACGCCTTCCCCGAAGACGATGAAGACGAGCCCGGCGAGTACGACGGCCAAGATCAGCTTCCGGAGCACATTCAGGCCAAAGGACCCCGCAAATCCGGCGCGAAGAGCCGGATTAGCCAGCTTACGCGCGACCGCCACGAGGCTATCGCGCGGGAAAATGCAGCTTTGGCGCGTGCCCAACAGCTTGAAGCAGAGCTGGCCGAGCTGCGTGCAGGAAAACAGCCGCCTGCAGAAAAACCGCAAACGAAACAAACGAAACAGGCCGCCGACGGGCGGCCTAAAGCGTCAGACTTCGAGTTTGGCGAGTACGATCCGGAATATCAGGACGCCATGGTCGCTTGGCGTGTCGAAGCGGCCATGAACAAGCGCGCTCAGGACGAAGCTGACGAGCAGGCGGCCCAAGAACAGGAGGCTGCGGCTGAAAAGATCGCCGACCAGTGGGCCGAAACCGTCGTGCGTGGCCAAGAAGAGATCGATGATTTCGACGAAACGGTGCTTTCCGGCAACGACACGTGGCAACTTTCTCGCCAAGTCTGGGAATTGGCTGTTGACAGCCCCGTGGGTCATCGGGTACTGCATCATTTAGCTTCAAATCCGGATGAAAGCCGGCGGATTTTCAAGCTGTCGCTGCCAAAGCAAGCAGCAGAGTTTGGACGTCTGGAAGATCGGTTCTCGCAACCGTCGTCCGATCAGGACCAAAGCGAGGTCAGGAATAAACGCGGCGCAGACCTGCCGCGCGCACCAGCTCCTACGTCGCGTACACGCGGCGCGAGCGGGGCGAGCAAGGTCAGTCCCGCAACAACTGACTTCGCTGCTTTCAAAGCCATGCACAGGGCTCAGCAAGCGGCAAAACGATAAAGTCGCAACCCCGTGGCCTGAAAGGCTCTGAACTATGGCAAACGCATTTCTGAACGAGCAGATTTTCGCCAACACGATGCTGCTCCTCGTCACCAACAACACGGTGATGGGCAACCTCGTCGACACGAAGTTCACCAACCAAGTGACCGACAAGAACGGTCTGCGCATCAACGTGAAGCGCCCGCCCCGGTTCCTCATGACGTCCGGCCCGACGCTGGACCTGCAGGACATCGTGTCTGGCTCCATCAGCATCGACGTCGACCAGTACAGCGGCGTCCACGTTGCTGTGACCGATCTTCAGGGCATCCAGTCCTACAACGAACTCCTGCACTCGCAGGTGATGAAGTCGGCTGCTTCGGCCCTGACGCAGGGTCTGGACAGCTACCTTCACACGTTCGTGCAGCGCTTCCCGTCGTGGGTCAACGCTCCGGGCGCCTCCGCGCTTGACCGTCCTCTCGCGACGATCCAGCAGGAAATTCCGATCTGGACCCGTCTGGAAAACCTCGCCGTCCCCACCACGGACCGCGTGGGCTTCATGACGGCCGTGGACAGCGCGGGCGTTCAGGGTTCGCTGATCGACAAGTTTATGTCCGCCGAGGCATCTGCCGCCATGAAAAAGGCGCAGGTTCCGATGCTGTCGGACATCGACTACTACCGCACGCAGGCCCCGTCGGTGCTCACCACCGGCACCCGCGCGGTCGCGACCACCCTCGTCAACGGCGCCAACCAGTTCTCGAACTATCTGGCCGTCAAGGACACGATGGTGCAGAACCTTGTCGTGGACGGCGCGGCGGCTGGCGCTACCTACCGTCGCGGCGAAGTGTTCACGATTGCCGGCGTGTTTCGTACGAACCCGCGCACCGGTGCGCTTGTCACCGACGCGGCCGGCAACACGGAACTCATGCAGTTCACGCTGGTCGCTGACGCGGTCGCTGACGGCTCGGGCAACGCAACCCTGCAGTTTACGCCGCCGATCATCGTCAACACCCAGTCGGGCTCTATTGAAACCCAGCGCCTCAACGCTGTGTTCCAGACCTGCTCTGCGGTGCCGGCTGACAACGCAGCTCTGGCATGGGCGGGCAACCCCTCGTCCAACTTCCAGCAGCGCGCGGCGTGGCACAAGTCTGCGATCCAGCTCGTGTCTGCCCGTCTGGTGACGCCGACGACTGGTATCTGCGCCTTCGCGTCTGACCCGGACACCGGCATCTCGATCCGCTACTGGCGCGGATCGGACATCGCCACCGGCCTGCACATCCACCGCTGGGACATGGCCTACGGCGCAGAAGTCGTCGACGGTCTGCTCGGCACGCGCTTCAACGGCGCCTAATACTACCTGTCTGCACACAGAGAAGGCCCGGCTTGCAGCCGGGCCTTCTTTGTGAGACTGTCTGCATGGTTCAGCCAGCCAGCCAGCAAGAAAGGTAAGCCTATGCGCTACACCGTCACCCCCTACATCTTCCAACCGTACCCGTCCGTTCGCTACGGCGAAAACGGCGTGACGATCATTGTCAGAAACGACGAAGAAGCCGCAGAAGCTGTTGCGGCGGGCTACGTGGACCACCCCGACAAGGTCGGAACGCACGCCGCGCACATTGCGCTGAGCCCGGAAGCAATCGCCGCTGCTATCGCCGCCGATCCGCCGTCCACCAACCCGCCTCCGCTTGCCGAACCGGAAACTGTTGAAGCGTCGACCGCCGAAGACACCGAAGCTGTCGTGCTTGCTCGACCGCGCGGCCGCCCGCGCGTGGCGACTAGCTAACCTGCCGGGGGATAAACCGTGGCGACTGCCGGTCAAATTGTTGATCGCTGCTTTCGCGAGAACAACCTTCTCGCGCTTGGCAAACTGCCTTCAGCGGCGCAAGCCGCTGAGGGCCTTGACTATTTGAACCGGGTCATACAGTCCACCATCGGCACGGACGTCGGCGAATTGCTTTCAGACTGGCCGTCGCCCTACGCCGCCGTCGACAACGCGAACTATCCGCTCTACCCGTCGGAGCAGAGGCTCACCGACGAGCAGGTGCGCGCCCCGCCGGCGAACTCGCGCATCCTGACTACTGCGGACACGCCGACCGAGATTTTCTTTCCCAAAGCGCCGTCTGACGGCGCGCGTATGGCGCTGGTGAACATTAGCAACGACTTTGTCACCAACCCGGTCACGATATCCGCCAACGGACGGCTGATTGAGGGAGCTGTAAGCATTGTCATCAACACGCAGCCAACCGCGCCGATCACTTGGTTCTACCGCGCCGATCTCAGTGAGTGGAAGCGGTTGACGTTCCCACTGTTGTCGACTACCAGCATGCCGTTCCCTGAGCACTTCGACGACTTTTGGGTGGCGTATCTCGCGCTGCGGATCGCGCCGCTCTATGGAAAAGAGCCCAACGCCATCACGTCGGAAATCATGAAGATCGGCCGCGACCAGTTCCGTCAGCGGTACGCGCAAGACATCCCGGTCAACATCCTGCCCACCGACAGGCTGTTCAACTCGATCCAGTCGTACACGAACATCGGCTTCTGGGGGGTCTAAATGGCCATCCAAGACGACGAAGAACAGCCCGATCCCCTTCCGCTGGGCGTAGGAGCCTACGACCGCACTTTCGGCAAGATGCCAGAGGTGCGGCTGATCAACCGTTTCTTCGAAGAAAATCCGACGAACCAAGTCGACAACGTTGCGCTTCTCTCGCGCCCCGGAACTACGCGTTTGGACGCCTTTGGCGGCGGCAAGATCAGGAAGTTGTTTGCCCAAGAGGGCACGTTCAGCGGTGACCTGTTTGTGGTCTCCGGCGGCGCGCTGTTTCGCTACAGCAAAGACGGCGTCAAGACGCAGGTCAACGGCACCGTGCTGGGTACGGCGACGCCCTCTATTGCGGGTACGCGACAGTTCTTGTTCATCGCCGACGGCACGCTGCTGCAGTTCTACGACGGCGTCGGCTCGCGCGCGAAGGCAACGCTGACTGTCACGGGTGCTGTAGCCGCGCTTGAGACGGTAACTCTTCAGGGTACCACATACACCTTCAGGTCTTCGCTTGTCGGCTCCGTGGCTAACGACGTGTTTCTCGGCGCCAACACAACCGAAGCGCTCCAGAACCTCGCGGACGCCGTGAACAAGGTCCCCGAAACGTCCGGCGTCGCCTACAACGCTTCGACGGTGAAGAACGCGTTCATCGCGGCCGCCTACAGTCCGCTGTCGCCGACGCCCCCGAACGTGACACTTGAATTCACCGCACTCAACGGCGGCGTGATCGGTAACAGCTATGCGACGACCGACACCATGGCCACAGGCTCGTTTGGCGGGGCTACGATGAGCGGTGGCGCCGCTAACGCGCTCAGCGGCATCACCACACCCGACGACGTGGCAATCGTCTCCTTGGCCGTTCTAGGAGGCTTTGTGCTGTGTCTCGTTTCGAACAGCCAGCGTATCTACTTCATCCGGCCGGGCGAGTTCCAGATTGACCCGCTGGACTTCTTCGAGAGCGAGAGCTTGCCGGACGACGGCATCAGCCTGCGCACCGTCGGCGACCAAGTCTGGTGCTTCAACAAGCAGTCGACCGATGCGTTCTACCTGTCGGGCGACGGCGACGCGCCTTTCAGCCAGTTTCAGGGCCGCTCGTTCAGCATCGGCGCTCTTCCCGGTACGGACGTGTTGCTGGACCCTGAGGTGGTAGTTGTGGGCAACGACGGGATCGTGTATGCCGTAGGTGGCGGTGGCCAGCGGCGGATCAGCACGCATGGCATCGAAGAACGTATTCGCAAGGCG